ACCCCTTTTTTTTATCCTTAATTAATGATTGAGAAGGAAATCGAAAAACAAATTCTAGACTACTTGTCACTATTACCCGAGTGTTTTGTTTGGAAATGCAACAACTTTGGGACCTATGGGAAATTCAGAAAAGCCAATTCAAAGCACATCATAAACGGCGTTTCAGATATTTTAGGAATTTACAAAGGGCGCTTTTTGGCAATCGAGGTAAAAACTAAAACGGGAAAAACCTCGACAGAACAAGATCAATTCCTTGAAAATATAAGAATACAGGGCGGCATTTCTTTTGTTGCCCGATCCCTTGAAGAAGTGAAGGAATACCTTGAGTGATAAACCATTAAGCATTGAGGAAATGACCCGGCAGAATATAATTGATTGCGTTATAAGAATCGGCGTCCTCGAAAAAGCTTATGTTGAAGAAATGCGCCTCAATTCAAGCCTTGCATTCACTTATATAAACCTAAAAAAAGAGTACGATTTTAATATCCCGGAAACCATAGAAAGCCTTATTGATACTATCAGGATTAATGTAGAGCTTAGAAAATCCCTAGGTTTTGATGACTGAGGAAATGTTTTTGATATTTACGCTTTTTCTCATTGGGCTGCTTTGGCTTGTTAAAATCTTTATTTTTGATGTATAAAAGAAAGGCATTTCACATAATGCTATCAAGCCCCGTCCCCTTTCTTTAACTCCCAGTTATTCAAAAGGTCGGGGTTTTTTAATTCCATAGCCATATTTTTGACACTTCACAGGTGGTGTATATACACTACATTTAGAAACGAAGGTTTCAAGGAGATGCGAAGGCATGGAAAATCAAGATATAAAATGCTCATATACTGAGCTAATACCCATTCATAAATTATTAGAACACCCAAAAAACCCTAATAAGCACCCACAGGAGCAAGTAGAAAGGCTTGCAAAGATAATTGATTATCAGGGGATGAGAAGCCCGATAGTCGTTTCTAGGTTAAGCGGATTTATTACAAAGGGTCACGGCAGGCTTGCTGCGCTGAAAAGTTTAGGGTGGGAAAGTGCGCCGATTGATTATCAGGAATATCAAGACGAGGCTCAAGAGTACGCTGACATTGTAGCTGATAACGCTATCGGGAAAGACACCTGGGCAACTTTGGATCTTTCACAAATTAATCTGGACATACAAGACTTAGGGCCAGAGCTTGATATTGATATGCTAGGGTTAAAAGATTTTGAAGTGGAGCCCTTAGACAGAATGGATATGGAAGATTATTCAGACAAAAACAAAGAAATAGATATAGATAACTTTGGGAATGATTTACAGCACCAGTGCCCCAAGTGTGGATTTGAATTCAATGAGTAACTTCACATACAAATGGAAATTAACAGACCTAGAGAAAGTAGAAAAAAATGGGTTAAATGTCTTCTCATGTTTCGCTTGTGGCGGCGGCTCAACAATGGGTTACAAGATGAGTGGCTTCAACGTTATTGGGTGTAATGAGATTGACCCTGAAATGATGGCAATCTATAGAAAGAATCATAATCCAAAATATCATTATCTTGAATCTATTGAGACATTCAAATTAAGAGAAGACCTTCCAAAAGAGCTTTATAATTTAGACATACTAGACGGCTCGCCACCATGCTCAAGCTTTTCGATGGCAGGGTCAAGAGAGAAAAAATGGGGCGTTAAAAAGAAATTTAGAGAGGGGCAGGCAGACCAAATTCTTGATGACTTGTTTTTTCACTATATAGATTTAGCCCATAAATTAAGACCCAAGGTTGTAGTCGCTGAAAATGTTAAGGGAATGCTGATGGGTAACGCTAAAGGGTATGTTAAGCAAATTATAGGACTATTCAAATCTGCAGGCTATGACGTTCAGTTATTTCTTTTAAATGGGGCAACAATGGGTCTGCCTCAAAAAAGAGAAAGAGTCTTCTTTGTTGCAAGGCGTAGAGATTTAGAATTGTCAGAATTAAAGATTGCTTTTAATGAAAAACCAATAAGCTTGGTTAGTGCAATAGGTAACGAAAAACCAATTATTAAGGATTGGCAGGATTTAAGGCCATCCCTGTTGAAGTATTGGAGCAAGATACCCCCAGGGCAGTCGGTTTCCAAGGTCAATGAGTCTGGTAGTGGTTTTTGTAGAATAAAGGCGCATCCAAACAGGGTTCATCCTACAATTACGGCAGATTTGCCATCAATGGACTGGAGGGAGCCGAGACACCTTGGACTAAAAGAAGTTTCTCTCTTGAGCTCGTTCCCACTAGATTATAAATTCAAAGACTCAAAAAGTGGAACTTACCAAATGGGAATGAGTGTTCCGCCTTTGATGATGCATAAACTATCAGAGCAGATTTGCATACAGTGGTTTAAGAAATGACAGCTAAAATCGAATTTGACGATTCAAAATGGAAAGAGCTTGATGCCCTGCTTCAATTTAAAGTGTCACTTGCTTTTGTTTCTGACTATTTAGAAGTCTCAAGAGATACCATAATCAGGCGCATTAGGGAGAAATACGACCTTACTTTTGCTGAGTATCACGAACTTAAAATGCAAAGGACTGCGACAAAGTTACAGCAAAAAGCAATCGAAATGGCACTGGGTGGCAATAACACCATGATGATTTTCTGTCTTAAGAACCTTGCTAAGTGGTCTGACAAGATTGAAAACAAATCAATAGTAAAACAAGTGCAGATTAATATTGATGGCACAGACTCAGGGCTTTAAAAAAACCCAAAAGCAAAAACAAGCAACTGCCTTAATGGCAAGCCCTCAAAGACATACTATGCTTTTTGGGGGATCAAGATCAGGAAAGACCTTCAACATCGTTCGGGCAATCATTATCAGAATGTGCAAAGTGAAATCCAGGCACATATCTCTAAGGCAAACTTTCAATAGTGCAAAAACATCAATCTGGATGGATACTCTCCCGACTGTTTTAAACGTGTGCTTTCCTGATTTAAAAGTAGAATGGAATAGATCAGACTTCTTCATCAAAACACCTAACGGCTCTGAATACTTCATAGGCGGCTTGGATGATGCCAAGAGAGTAGAGAAGCACCTGGGAAAAGAATTTTCAACTGTTCACTTCAACGAGTGCAGTCAACTATCCCACTCTGCTGTTCAAATGCTACTTACAAGACTTGCAGAAAAGAATGATCTAGCAAAAAAGGCTTACTATGATCAGAACCCTCCTGCTAAATCTCACTGGACTTATTGGCAGTTTGTTAAAAAGCTAAATCCGGCAGATGCGGAGCCTTTAAAGGACCCAGAAAACTATGCATCTATGATAATGAATCCAATTGATAATCTTGAGAATATCGACTCTGAGTATTTGTCGATGCTAGAATCTCTACCTGAGAAAGAAAGAAACAGGTTTTTGCACGGGCTTTTTACCGAGTCTGACGATGGCCAGGTCTATTATGAATTTAGAAGAGATAGCCACGTTTCAGATACGCGAAGGACAAGCGGAACCGTTTTTTGTGGAATGGACTTTAACGTGGACCCCATGACTTGTGTTTTCTTTCAGCAGGTAAATAACGAGTGGCACGTTTTAGATGAGATATTCCTGAGAAATTCAGACACCTATAAAATGGCATCAGAGATAGAAAAAAGAGGATATTCTGGCTGCACAATAATCCCAGACTCAACCGGGAAGAATAGAAAAACCTCGGGGAAGTCTGACTTTGACATTCTTAAAGGCAGGGGTTTCAAGATATTGCCGACAAGAAACCCGTTTGTGACAGATCGGACAAACAACGTAAATAGACTTTTAGCGGCCGATAAGATTAAAATAAGTCCTAGGTGCAAGAAGTTAATAAACGACCTTGAAAAAGTAGCGTGGATGGATAACAAGCTGAATCAAAAAGGTGAAAATAAACTCTTAACTCACATTTCAGATTGTTTAGGGTACGGCTTGTGGGCGCTTGATAAAATAGAACTTCACGAAAAGAAAATCATAACACTAAGGTAAATTCATGGATATTAGACTTTCAGAAGTGGCCAAGAAAATAATCGAGGACATTGAGACAAATCAAACCCAGTTAAGAAGAATTAACGAATATAAGGCCTATAAGGTTGAAGTGGGCGCACAGAGGGAATATGTTACGGAAAGACTTCGTGAGCTTTTCCCCGAGTCATATCAAAATATGAGAGTTTCAGACGTCTCCCTGTCTCAGAAAGTTGGCTCCAAGCTTGGTAAAGCTTATAAGGATTCCCCAATCAGAACAATGGGGAGCAATACGGACGCAATGATTGAGGTTTATGACAAGGGCGGTTTTGACCGTGGATTTAAAGACTTTGAAAGAGATTTCAACCGTCAAAACTATGGTTTATTGTGGGTTAATAAGACTAAAGACGGATTGTGCCTACACTCACTAAAGGGTTACGAGTCTTTTGTTATTAGGGACCAATCGTCTGGGAAACTGGAAGCGGTTATTATCAACTATCCAGACAATGAGATCACAACCACACTTGGGAGTGATAGCGACTACATGGAGCAGATTATTGCCGAATCGCAAAATGACGCTTCTTCAAATACGAGAATTTATGCAATGTGGACCGCTGAACATCATAGCGTTTGGAGGATCGAGGCTTCTCTTTCTAGCCGGGGGAGCGCCGTTAAAGAAATCCTTAATGTTCCATTAGAAGGAAACGAGGGAATGATTAACCCCCTTGGGAGATTGCCCTTTGTATTTGCTTCAAAATCAAGCTCATCCGAACTCCCTTTCCTTAATCCTATTACAGAACAATCTATAACATATAACGTATTACAATCGGACCTATTAACAAGTTGTGCCCTTCAGGGATACGGGCAGCTTGTAGTTAAAACACCCGAGGGCTACGAAATTAAGGCGCTTAATACAGGAATGACTACGGCTATAAACCTGCCGCTCGTTGAGGGCGTGGAAAACCAAGCAGATGCCAGCTACATCAATGCTAACCCTGACCTTCAGGGCATGAGGGAAACCATTAATGACTATGCCAAGCATATTTTAAGCCAACACGGAATAACCGCCGGACAAAGCGCCGGGGAGTTTTCCTCTGGTTTAGAAAGACTCATCGCCAACGCCGACGTGTCGGATATTATTGCATCGAATCAGGTTTATTTTTCTGAAATAGAGGCAGAGGTCGCCGCAATTGTGGCTATTTACGGAGAGGTTTACGGAGATTTCAACCTTGGGGACCCGGAAGAATTTAGGATCGTCTTCCCCAAGCCAAAGGTAATGATTTCGGACGCTGAAACCCTCCAAAACATTAGGACGAGAATGGAACTGGGCCTTATTACCGATATTGAGGCAATGCAGATCATTGACCCAAATCTTGATGACGAACAAGCAAAGGCAAAACTCGAAGAAATTAAAGAACAGAAAAAAGAAAAACTAAATAGCTTCATGGGTGGTTTTAATGGTCAAGAAGGTAACGAAAAGGCTGAATCTTCGGAAGATGCTGAATAAAGTTGACCCCTCCGAGAAATCGGAAGTCAAAAAGGCAGTAGGGAATCATCTTCTTAAAAGAATCGGTGACTATCTCGATGAGCAAAGAAGCCCTGTCACGGGTGGAAGGTTTACACCTTTGAAAAAGAAGTACCGGGAATTTAAAAAGAAATCTGGAAAGGGCACTGATGCCGATCTGTTCTTTGATGGGGATATGCAGAGCCAATTACAATATAGGGAATACCGGGACGGGATAGAAATAGGAATATTTGACGACACCGAAGCCCAGAAAGCAGACAATCACAACAAAAACAGCGCAAAAAGCAAAAAAACGGCGGTTCCGCAAAGGCAATTTATCCCATACGACAAAGAAAAGGGGAGAAGGTCGTCTTTTCATACCGAGCTTAGATCAGAGGTTGAGAAAATCATAGACTCTTATGCCAGTGAAGATTAAGAAAACCCTATTTTTAAAAGATTTGCCCAGAAATATCTCAAAGAATTTCTCAAGGGACCTTAAAAACGAGATAGAGGCCGACATTCAATCCGAAATGCTTCAAGGGAAATCCCCGGTAAAGGGGAAGGAGTTTAAAAAATACTCTCCCGGTTACGCCAAAATAAAAGGATGGGAAAAACCCGTAGACATGAACAAGACCGGGAAAATGCTTAAAAGCTTATCGGTCAAACAAAACAAAAAGGGTCAATTAAAAATAAGTTTCAGTGATGAAAAAGCGGCGTGGCACGATAGTGGCGAGGGGAATCTTCCAGTTAGGCGGCTACTCCCAAGAAGTGGGGAGTTTTTTAACTCGACACTAACAAGGCTTATTTTAAGCGTACTTAATTTAGCCGTGAAGAAAACTATAAAAAAGCGAAATTAGACAAAAGGCGTCTAATTGATTTTAATAATAACAGATGCGAAGGCATCAAGGAGTAAAAACGTATGGAGGCAGAAGTGCAAAACCACGATGATGAAACAGGAAAACCAAATGAAGCGGAAGCGCCACAGGTTGACCCGGTAGCATTGCAGGAAAAAATCAAGGCTTTAGAGTCTACTTTGGAACGAGTTGAGAGTGAGTCGAAAAAACACGCTAACAAATATCGGTCATTAAGGGATTCTATAGACCAAGAGAAAAAACAAGAGCTTGAACAGTCTGAAAACTGGCAAAAGCGGTTTGAAATGGAGAGAGAGACTAACGAAAAATTAAAAAATGATTTCGATAGCCTCAAGGAAAATACTCTTTATCAAAACCTTAATTTTGAAGTGGCTAAATACGCCCCTGACGCCAGAAAGATTGAAAGAGTTGTTAGTGCGGTTTTAGATGGAAAATCTTTAACTGTTTCTGAGGATGGCATGAGATTTGACGGCGTCAAAGAAGCCATTGAATTTCTCAGAAACGAAGAAGATTATCTTTTTAAGAACGAACGACCTGCGTCAATGGTTAATAAAAACCCAAGCGGCAAAGCTCCACAGAGTAAGTCGGTTTCGGAAATGTCGAAATCGGAAAGAGAACAACTTTTTAAGGAAAACATTTCACAAATGTTAAAACAACAAACTAGGAGATAATCATGGCAGACGCTTTGATGGGGGTAACGGAAACCTCTGCAGCCGCATTGGCGAACATTTCGAGCATGGCTCAAATGTACTTACAAATAGAATCAAAACTACTACCAACAGTAAGCGACTTTTCAAATCTTGCTGTCCCCGGTGCTTCAAGCATTAAGTTACCAAGATCGGGGGGCTTTACGGTCGGTGATAAGTCCGAGAACACTGCGGTAGACTCTCAGATTATCACTTATGCTGCTGATACAATCAGCTTAAACCAGCACAGAGTTGTGCAATTTCTTTTAGAAGATATTGCTAATCAACAATCAATGGTTGACGTGATTCAAGACTCTTTATTGAAAGCCTCTAAAGACTTAGCCTATGATATTGACGCTAAAATTAAAGCCACTTTTGATTCTGCTTCAACGTCTGCTCCAGATCATGTTATTCAATATTCTGATGCGGTAAACGAAGACATTGAGCTAGCCGACGTGCTTGCTATGAGAAAACTTTTAATTGACCAAAACATCGACCCAAGAGAGTGTTTTCTTGGTGTTGGTTCGGCTCAAGAGAAGAATATGCTTGCTATTGACAACTTTATCTCATCAGAAAAATATGGATCGAATCAACCAATTTTAAATGGTGAAATCGGGCAAGTTTTCGGCATGAGAGTGATTGTGTCTAACGTCTTTTCTGGAACTGATTCTTATGCTTGGCATCCGTCAGCGTCAGGGTTCGCGCTTCAACAAGGTGTTAGGGTTCAAAGAGACTATGACCTAGCTCAATTAGCATGGAGATATTCACTTGATTATATCGGTGGCTTCTCTGTTCTTGATTCCGGGAAAAGAGTAGTTAAAATCGAAGAAACTCCATAATTAGGAGATTGACGAGGGTGCGGCTTTGCTGCGCCCTTTTTTATTATGATAAATCTTCCCTATAGCTATATTGAGGCGAAGGATGAGAAAGCCCTTCACGAAAAACTGATTAAATTATCAGCTTCGGAAGGGTTTACTTTTAAAATAATATCAATTTATTGTAAAAAAAATAAAGTGGTCGCATGGTATTACGCTAGCAAAAGGACGTAATAATGGTTAAGAAGGTCGAAAGCCGCCCAGAAGTCGTTTTAAAAGGTGCCGCGGAATATGATGAAACCGATGATAAATTCAATTTTAGAACCAGCGTTGAGAATCTGCCAGGGTCATTTTTAACTGGGATAGAATTTGACTACATTGCTGTGACATATCCAGATACCGTTACGGAAGTTTTTACATACAAAAACGGCGGAGGCGGCGGAACTACCGTTGCGACAATAACCGTAACATATCAAACAGAATCGAAAGAAAATCTCGTCTCAGTGGAGAAGTCATAATGCCATATAGATTCAATCCATT